AGGCCGAGGCCGCCCACGCCGCCGCGCTGGTCGTCGCCGCCGCTGAGTTCCGCGTCCAGGCCGCCGGGAAGATCGCGGACCCCGAGGCCGCGCTGGCAGTGCTCGACCTGACCAAGCTGCTGGACGACAAGGACCACCCGGACAAGGCCGCCATCGGCAAGCTGGTCGCCCAGCTCGCGGCGGTCCCGCCCGGCCCCGGACACGTCCCGCCCGGCCCCCGCGACCCCGGCGCCAACGGCGACCGCGACTGGCTGCGCGACCGCATGACGGGGGGCCGCCGCTCGTGACGGTGTGGCAGGAGGGCGACGACGACGACGGCCCGGTGTGCCTGTCGTGCCTGATCCGCGAGCCCCGGCCCGGCTCGGTCTACTGCTCGAAGCTGTGCGCGCTGCTGGGCCGCCTGCGCCGGTTGTGGGCCGAGGCCGGCCAGGTGTGGGCCGAGCTGCCAAGACCCGCCGGGCTGTAGCCCCCGTGGGCGGCTGCCACGGAGAGGCCCAGCGCCCTGGGGCCGTGTGCCCGTGCACTGGCACCCACCACCAGCCCAGCCCCTTACAAGCCCGTACAGCGGGGCGTATGCTGGCCGCGTTGCCAGGTGGCGGGATGCCAACTGGCAGCCGGTAGCCGACCCCGGGTGCTTCACTGCGGAGGGATTCCCAGGCCGGGCAGTGCGCGGAGGGATTCCCGCGCTGCCAGGTGGCGCGTAAAGCGGCGTGATCGTGTTCTGACCAATCACGCCCTGAAAGCGAGCCACGCCCATGGCGCTAGGCGATTTCGCCGGGGTCATCCCCCGCGACTACTCCGCGCAGATCATCGAGGAAGCCACCCAGGCATCGGCCGCGCTGACGCTTGGCCAAAAGCTTCCGATGGGGACCAGGATCACCGAGCTGCCGATCCCCAAGACGTTCCCCAAGGCCGACTGGGTGACAGCACCCACGACCACGGACGGCTCGGGCCGCAAGCCGTACACCGGCATCGGTCTCCAGCCGCAGGTCATCACCGCCGAGGAGGTCGCGGCGGTGATCGCCATCCCCGACGTGTACCTCGAAGACAACGAGATCAACCTGTGGAATTTCTGCCGCCCGCGCCTGGCCGAGGCCATCGGGGTGGCCGTCGATGACGCGATGATCTTCGGCACGGTCGGCACCCCGACCTCGTTCCCTGCGGGCGGGGTCAACGGGGCCGCGCAGACCGTGGACCCCGCTGCCGCCGAGGACGTGGTGGACGCCGTGAACAAGGCGATGGCGCTGGTCGAAGCGGACGGCCTGGCCGTCACCGGCCACGCCGCCGACCTGGTAGTCAAGAGCCGCCTCCGGGGCGTCCGCGACTCGACCGGCGCTCTGCTGCTCGGAACCGAGCAGGTCGGCCAGATGCAGCGGCCCACCCTCTACGGCGTGCCGGTCGCCTATAACCCGTTCACCCAGATAGGCCCCGCGCCCACGCTCGCCGACTTCATCACCGGGGCCTGGCAATACCTGATCATCGGCGTCCGCCAGGACATCCGATTCAAGATCGACCCCTCGGGCGTGATCCTCGGCTCGACCACGGGGAACTCAGTGTCGGGCTTCCAGGACAACGTGACCCCGATGAAGGTCTGGGCTCGGTTCGGCTGCGCGATCGTCTCCCCGCCGACCGTGCGCAGGCCCGCTGGGTCGCGCCCGTTCGCCAAGGTCAAGCTAGCCAGCGTGACCGGCACGGCTGGCGATCTGCTGACCAACCACCCGCACGGGCCGGTTACGGCCGAGGCGGGCGCTGAAGGCGGGAAGGGCTCGGCCAGGAAGTGAGCATCCGGGTAGGGACCGGCCTCGCGCTGATCGCCACCGGCTGCCTGATCGTGGTCACGATCGCCGTGGGCCACATCGCGGGCTGGTGGTAGCCGTGGCCCCATCGAGCTGGGAGGCGTGGGCACCGCCGCTGTCCCCGCCGACCACGGGCGGGCTGGACCGCGACGAGGCCCAGGCCATCGCCGACGCCTGCTGGGACGACGAGCCCCACCTGGCCGCCGCGCTCATGTGGGAGTCCTACGCCGCGACCCTGCCCCCCGCGCCGAACGTCACGGCGGTCTCCACAGGTGTGCAGTCGGTTGTGTATAACCCGGCGATGCCCAGCGGCCCGCTCGGTCTCGCGCTGAGCCGCGCCGCGTGGCACCGCTCGCTGATGGGCTCGCTGGTCTCGGTCCCGCTGCGCGCCGCCGCGTGGGATGAGGCCTACCAGCCCGCGCACCCGCCCGGCTGGCTGGAGTTCGAGTGACCGTTCTCCTGGCCGCCGATGAGGTGGAGCTGTACCCGCCCAACGGGCCGGACGCCCACGGCTGGACGCTGCCCGGCGGCACGCCGAGCTGGACCGGCACGGGGAACCTCCAGCTGGGCGCCGGGCTGAGCGACCCGAGGGCGGCCGACCGGGGCGGACACGGGCCGTTCGCCCCGGCGACCGCGCCCACCGGGGTGCTGTTCCTGCCCGCCGACGCCGAGCCCGCCGAGGGCATGGCGGCCCGGATACGCGGCCAGGTCTGGGTGCTGTCCCAAGTGCGGCTGCAAGCCGACCCCACCGACCTGTCCGGATACCTCACCTGCTGGGCCGCGACCGTGACGGAGGCACCCCAGTGAGCGGAGCCGTGTTCACCGTCACTGACCCCAAGGCACCCCGGAAGGCTGTCTCGGCGGACATCGCCGCCAGGGCCGCCGCGGTCGCGGCGGCGGCCTCCGGTGCCAGCCCGCGCCGCACCGGGGCGCTGGCGGGCAGTTTCCGCACCGCGCCCGGCTACGACGACCCCGGAACCACGGTCGTGATCGTGCAGTCGCCGTACTTCCGGTACGTCGAATACGGGACCAGGCACATGCGGGCCAGAGCCATGCTGGGCAGCGCCCTGGCCGCTGGTGGCGGCTGATGGCCACCGCCCCGGTCATAGTGCAACCAGACCTCGAAGCGTTCGTGTACGAGGCCCTAAAGCCGCTGGGCGGGGTGGACTCGTTCGCGTACACCGCGCTGTCGCCCTGGCCTGGCTGGATCGTGGCGCACTTCATCCAGGTTGACGCCCGAGCCCGCCGCAAGGACGCCGCCCGCGGCCTGGCTGAGCAAGCCCGGCAGACCATGATGGCGCTCCCCGACCGGCCCTGGCCGGAGGGTGTCGTCTGCTACGTCCAGGTCGTTGAGGCACCGTTCTGGCTGCCGGACCTGGAAGACGGAGGACCGCGCTACGTGGCGCGGTACGAGGTTCGAGTTCATCCCCGCCGCTCGCCGCCCTAACCGGCCTGCGGGTGGCCACTGTAGGAAGGACGCCCCGAAATGCCCCCAGCACCGCCAACCGGCGCGATCGACCCGACCGAAGTCCAGGTTGGCACGCCGAACGGGCCAGGTATCTACCTGGCCCCCGCTGGCACCGAAGCCCCGGACAACAGCACCGACGACTGGGAAGCGCCCTGGCACGTCCTCGGGTACCTCTCCGAGGATGGCCCCACCGTGGGCCAGAGCACCGACTCCACCGACCTGACGCCGTGGCAGTCCGCTGTGCCCATCCGGTCGGTGATCACCAGCCGCAGCGTGACGCTCCAGTTCGTGATGTGGCAGCTCAACGAGACCACGCTGGCGCTGTACTTCGACGCCGACGTGCCCACCGTGGGCACCGATGGGTCGGTCAACATGGATATCCGTTCCGACGCGCCGCAGCACATCTATGCCGTGGGCATCGACAGCCGGGACGCCGAGCGGACCTTCCGCCTGGCGTTCTCCCGGGCGTCATTGTCGGCGGCTGGTGATATGCAGATCAGCCGTGGCGCGGCGGTCCCGCTGGATGTGACCCTGTCCGCGCTCGACGACGCCGGCCAGCTCGCCGCGCTTCGCCTCGGTCCCGCCGACGACGGCAGCGCCCGCAGCGCCCGCAAGTCCGACCAGGCCGCGTGAGCCCGGCCCGTGCGAACGGGCAGACACCTAAGCCGTTCGACCTGGGCGCCGCTGAGTCGGCGGCCCTGGCCGAGGCCGAGGGACACCCGTTCGCGTTCACGTACAAGGGCAAGCGCTACGAGGTGCCGAACCAGGCGACATGGCCGCTGGCCACGCTGCACCGCTTCGAGCAGGGCGACCTGGAGGGCACCCTGTCCGAGCTGCTGGACAACGAGGTTTACGAGGAGCTGCGCGAGGCCGGGCTGCGCGTGGTCGGCACCAACCGGCTGTTTGAGGCCATGAGTGAGCACGCGCAAATGAGCCTCCCAAATTCCGGGCCGCCATCCGTGCCCGCTTCAACCCCGACGTAGAGGCCGCGCTGTTGCACGCCTACGGCGTGGATGTGCTCGACCCGGCGGTCAGCACCCGCCGGGTGGCTGTGCTGCTCGAACGGCTCCCGCCGTCCGCGCGCAGGCCCGGCGAGATGTGGAGCACCGAGGCCGAGCTGCTGGCGCTGCTGATCGACCACGTGGCCCAGCTGACATGGATCACCCTGCGGGCGCACGGTGCCCGAGGTGCCCCCCGGCCCCACCCGGTCCCCCGGCCCGCCCCGGCCGGCCAGCTCGCCCCGCCCGACGTGCGGCCAACGTCGGACGGGGCGACCCCGCCCGGCGCGGTCAAGACCGGCACGTGGGCCGAGGCCATCGGGATGCTCGCCGGGATGCGCGGCGTGAAGGTGACCCGCGATGAGTTACACGTACGGCGGGCTCACCATCCCGGTGGTTGCCGACACCAAGGGGATGCGCGGCCAGATCACCGGCGAGGCCCAGGCCGCGGGCAACGAGGCCGCCAAGACCATCGGCACCTCGATGAACGCCGGTCTCAAGGCCATCGGCGGCCTCGGGATGGCGGTCGGCAAGTCCGTCGCCACCGGGCTGGGCGTGGCCTCGGCCGCCGCCATCGGGTTCGGCGTGGCGTCATTCAGGACAGCGGCCCGCGTCGGGGAAATGGATGCCAGTCTCCGGGCATTGGCGAAAGCGAATAACCTGTCCTACACCGCGATGCAGAATAGCGTCAAAGCGGTCAAGGCACAGGGCATTGAGACCGGGGTCGCGCAAACCCTGGTCGCGCAATTCGCCCGCAACCAACTGGACCTGTCCAAGGCCACCAGGCTAGCAACTGTCGCCCAGGACGCCGCCGTCATATCCGGCCGGAATAGCACCGAAGTATTGGACGATCTGGTCCACGGAATTACGACTCAGAATTCGCTGGTATTGCGGAATGCCGGGCTGAATGTGCAAGCCGGGCAAGCCATGTCGGAATACGCCAAATCGGTCGGTAAAAGCACCGCTGAATTGACCGACGCCGAGCGCGCCCAGGCCGTGCTGAACGCCACCCTGAAGTCCGGCGAGACCGTGGCAGGCGCCTACGCCGAGGCCATGAAGGAACCCGGCAAGGTGCTCCGGTCCTTCCCCCGGCTGATCGACGACATCAAGGTCTCCGTCGGGCAAGGGCTGGTCAAGGCGCTCGGTCCCGCGATCCTCGGCGCCTACGACCTGGCCAAGGCGCTGGCCAAGGCCGTGGAGCCGGGCGGTGTCCTCGGCCCCATCTTCGACGCCATCGGCGTGGCGGTCGGCCGCCTGGTCGCGCCGGTCACCGCGCTGGTCACCGCGTGGGCCGAGTGGATCGCCAATCTCAAGCCGGACCAGATCGCCCGCGTGGTGGACGTCATCAAGCAGTTCGGGCCGGCCGCGATCGTGGCTGGCGCCGCGCTGGCGAGCATTACCGGGGCCGGGGTGCTCGGCGGCCTCCCGATCATCGGCACGGTGCTGTCCAGCCTGCTCGGCCCGCTGAAGGCGCTAGGTCCCCTGTTCTCCGTGGTCGGCAAGGCCGCGTTCGCCTCAGCGGCCGGGATGAGCGGGGCCGCGGCCGGGGCCACCGGCCTGGCCAAGGCCGTGGCCATCGCGACCGGCCCAATCGGCTGGATCGTCGCCGCCGTAGTCGCCGTGACCCTGGCCAGCGCCAAATTCCGCACCGCCCTACTGGATGTAGGCAAGGCGCTAATTTCCGGGCTGACGCCGGTCCTAGCCGCCGTGGTCGGCGGGTTCAAGGCGATCATGCCGCCCATCATGGACGTGGCCCGTGCCCTAGGTGACGTGCTCGGCCCGATCCTGACCCGGCTGGCTCCGCTGCTCCAGCCCATCGGTGCCCTGATCGGCGGCGTCCTCGTGGTCGCGTTCGGTGCCCTGGGCGTAGCCCTGAAAGCCGCGTCGATCATCCTCGTCGCTGTGTTCGAGGTGCTGGGCCGCCTGGTCGAAATGATCCCGGTGGAACCGATCCGCAGTTTCTCGTCCGCCCTGTCCGGCATCATCGGGGCGGCTGCTGCCGTGCTCAACCCGCTGAACCTGCTTCGCGGGGTGCTCGACTGGCTGGGCAATGCGATCTCGTCCGTGGTCCGCTGGATCTTCGGCGGCTCCCCTGGGCTGATCCCCGCGTTCGTGGCGGCCGCTGCTGCCGCTGGTCCCCTGATGGCCGTGCTGAATGCCCTAGCCGGGGTGTTCCAGTTCGTGGCGTCCGCCATCGCTGCCGCGTGGTCCGCCGTCACCAGCTCGACCGCGGCGGCCTGGTCCGCCGTCACCTCGCTCGTGTCGTCCGGGGCCGCCGCCGTGCGGTCGGTCGTCTCGTCGGCGTTCTCCACCATCCGCTCGACCGTGAGCAGCGCCATGTCCGCCGTGGCCTCGGCGGTGTCCTCGGGCATGGCGTCCGCCCGGTCGGCCGCCAGCTCGGCCAGCTCCGCGATGGTCGGCGCGATGCGGACGGCGGCCTCGGGGATGGTCTCGGCCATCCGCGCCGGAATGAACCAGGTAGCGGGGGCTGTGCGTTCCGGGCTGGCCTCGGCGGTCGGCGCGGCCCGCGCCGGGGGTGCCGCCATCATGCAAGGGCTCCAGGCAGGCATCAACTCCGCAGCCGGGGCGGTCATGTCCACCATCAGCAGCGTGGCCGGCAAGATCAGCGGGGCGCTGTCCTCGGCGCTCAAGATCGGCTCCCCGTCCCGGCTCACCATCCCGATGGGCCGCGACCTGTTCCGGGGGCTGGAGGTCGGCTACGCCCAAGAGGCCCGCACCGCCGAATGGGAGGTGCCGCACCTCGGCGTCCCCGGCGTGACAGGCTCCCCGCTCGGCGGCCCGGTGCCCGCGCTCGGCGGCCTCGGCGGCCAGGGCGCGGTGATCAACGTCTACCCCACCGCCCGCCAAGACGAGCGCGAGATCGCCGCGATGGTCTCCCGTGAGCTGGCGTGGGCCACTGCCGCAGGGACCGTGTGATGCCACCCAGATACGCGCCGATCCGCAGCTACGACCGGGGGTTCGCGTGGGAGTACACCGAGCCCGAGCGGCCCGGCCGCCGGGCGCTGATCCCGGTCATGTGGGACGGCTTGCCGCTGAACACCGGGGACACCGAATCCGGGCTGTGCAGCATTGTGGAGAACGTCGAGGGCTGGATCGACTCGCCGCCGCTGCACGGCAACGACGCGGCCCGCAGCATTGCGGACGGTGCCGCGTGGGGGCCGAAGACCCTCGGCGCGCGCACCATCGTGATCCACGGGGCCGCCACCGGCCCCCGCGACCTGCTCGGCTGGCTCCGCGACCAGCTCGCCCGCCGCGCCGCGAACCGGCGGCCCGCTGAGCTGGCCATCACCGATGGCGGATTGAACCGCACCCTCACCGCCGAGGTGCGCGCCGGGACCGAGCTATACCGGCAGACCTGGCTGGGCCCGTCCGCGTACCGCTGGCAAGTGACCCTGACAGCGGCCGACCCGCTGTTGTATGGCGCGTGGCAGTCCGCGCAGCTCTCCCCGGAGACCGGCGAGGACACCGGCCGCAACTACCCGCGAGAGTTCACCTGGGGCTACGCCAGCGCCTACCTGCCGAACACCGCGCTGCTGGCCAACGAGGGCACCGCCGACGCGCCGGTCTATGCGCTTTACAACGGGGACCTGATCGAGTCGCGGATGACGGACGCCGAGGGCGGCCGGGTGCAGCTCGCCCCGCTCGCGGCCGGGATGCAGATCCGGGTGGCCACCGCCACCCTCACGGCCGAGGCCGCTGGTGGGCTGTCCCGCGCCAGCTACATCTTGCCGGGGTCGCGGCCGATGTGGGTTCCCGCGGGCGGCTCGTCCCGCTGGTATCTCTACTCAGCCGGATACGGGCACGTGGAGCTAGCCTGGCGGGCGGCCTGGGCATGAGCGCGCCGCTGCTGGATGTCCGCCCGGTCCTCAACCTGCCCGGCCACTGGACGTTCTGGGCCGACACGATCGTGGGCCGCACCGCAGCGGACCCGCCCATCCCGCTCGGCCCGGTCGACGTCAGCCAGTTCTGGTGCACCTCCCGCCTGTCCAACTACGGCACCGGCGGGGTGATGGTCTCGCTGCCGTGCGGGCTGCCGTCCGACCGGCTGCTGGCGCTCTGGTCCTGGCGGCTGTGGTGCTTCTATGACAACGACCTGTACTGGTGCGGAGTCCCCAGCGGCATCATTGATGAGAACGGCGCGGAGACCGTCACGCTCACCCTCACCGAGCTGCCCGGCTACCTCAAGCACCGGCAGTTCGACATCTGGCCCAAGTGGGACTCCCGGGAACCGGCCGGCGTCGGCGGCGGCGGCTTCCCGGACGGCATGGAGCAAACAGCCATCGCGCGGTTCCTGGTCGCCAACGAGCTGGCCGACGTGGGCGTGCGCACCGTCACCGACCCCGGCCCCAGCCCGGTGCTCCGCGACCGGGTTTATGAGTTCCTTGAGTCCGACAGCCGGGGCCAGTTGCTCTCCAACCTGGCCGGGGTGCTCGACGGCCCGGAGTTCCGCACCGAATACCAAATGACCAACCTGGGCCGCCCCGAGTGCATCCTGCGGATCGCCTATCCCCGCGTGGGCTCCGGGGCCGCTGGGCTGGGCGTGTCGGTGCCCGGCGCCGCGCTCGGCTACCGCGCCGCGTGGGATTCCGACCAGCTCCGTAACTGGACCTGGGCAGTCGGCGACCTGCCGGAGAACGCCCCGGAGGGCGCTGCGCGGCCCACCGTGATGCGGCGTATCCCCCACGACGGGATGCCCCGGCTGGACGCCGTGGACGACTGGCCGGGCACGATCCTTGAGAAGACGCTACTCGAGCGGGCGGAAACGATGCTGGCCACCCACGCGGTGCCGTCGCTCCAGCTCACCGCCACGCCACCCGAATCGTTCCCGCCGATCACCCGCTACTACGTGGGCGACGACGTGACGGTGCGCGCCGTGACGCCGCTGCTGCCCGGCGGCCTCGACGTAACCGGCCGCCTGGTCCAGGTCGACGTGAACGCCGCCGAGGGCACCGCCATCTGGACCGTGAGCACACCATCGCCGCCCCCGGTCTACCGCGAATCCCTGACGCGGCGGCTCGACCGGCTCGACACCACCACGCGCGCCCTGTTCCAAGCCGGGCGGATGTCCATCAACTGGGGCGCCGACGCCGACCCGGCTGGTGGCCCGCAGCAGCCCCATGAGGAGAACCAATGACGACGCCCAGCGGCAAGCTGGCCTGGGGCCAGGCCGGAAACTACGATGCGGTCGACGACCGGCAGGTGATCGCCGCCGTCACCCGGAACCGCCTCGGCCTCGTGTGGCCTTCCACCGTCACACCCGGCAGCGGAATGACCGTCATCCTTCAGGGCGGCTGGCTGGGCGTGGCCTCGTGCGGAGACCGTACCAGCGCGGTCGTCGGCTCCCGCCTCGACCAGGTGATCAACGCGCTGCCCGGCCCCGCCACCGGAAGCCGCGAAGACGTGCTCTGGTGCGACACCGAGCCCGACGAGGGCGTCTGGTCCCTGTCCGTCATCACCAGGTCCGATTCCGCTGGGCGGCCCGGCCTGCCGCTGGCGTGGATCACCGCGCCGGCCAACGCCACGCTGGCCACCGACCTGACCATCCGCCCGGTGCAAGCCGAGCTCGAACGTCGGCTCATGCGGCACGTCGGCTGGGACGACACCGCTCGCACCGGATTCGCGACGGTCTGGGAGAACGCCGACACGATCATCTGGGGTGATGCGCTGGCTGAGCCCGGCCAGTGGTACCGGGTGCGGTTCACCGCCAACTCCCCGATGGCGCTCACCGGCTCCCCGGAGGGCCGCATCGGCATCGGTCGGCGGCTCGCCGGATCACCGGAATCCGCCAGCCTCCTGCTGCGCGCCTCCGCGATCTCATACCCCCGGCTGAACGCCCCACGGGCCGCCGACGTGGAGGCCATCTTCCGGCACCCCGTCACAGCGGCGGCTGTGGAGTACAGCTACGTCGGGCGGATCTGGTGCGCAGGGACCGGGACCTACCGCGTCAACCTGATCGGGAACCAGGGCGACGGGCTCGTGCTCACCGTTGAGGACATCGGCTCGTGACCACGCCAAGCGGGCTGCTGCGCTGGGGCCAAGCAGGCAAGTACACCGCGTGGGACGACCGGCAGGTGATCACCGCGCTGGCCGGGGGCCGCACCGGCATCATCCACCCGGTGAGCATGGCACCCGCGGCCGGGCTCGCGATCACCGTCGATGCCGGGTGGCTGGCGGTCGCTGACGCCGGGGACGGCTCCGTCGCCGTGATCACCTCACCCGTCGCCATTCAGGTGCGGGTGGCCCCGGGTGGCGCGGAGGTCCGGCAAGACGAGCTGGTCGCGCAGATCACCGACGCCGAGACCGCCCAGTGGGCCATCGCCGTGCTGCCCCCCGGCTGGTCCGCCGGGGGCATGGGCGGAATCGTGCTCGGGTGGGTCCGCGTGCCCCCCGGGGCCACCAGCGCCAGCGACATGGAGCTGTCGGCCCGTGAGCAAGACTTCTCGACCGGAGGTGCGATCCCCGGCCCGCCAGGGCCGCGAGGCCCAGAGGGGCCGCAAGGTCCGGCCGGGCAGTCCACCCAGATCGTCGGCTCGTTCGGCGCGATCCGCACGCCCGCCGACCTGCTGGTGCCTCCCGTCAGCGAGGGCCAGATACCGGCCGACTGGGACGGTCCCGGCCGCCCCGCTACCGACGTTTACGTGCAGCAAGGCTGGTCGCTGATTTACACGCCCACAGGCGAGCTGTGGACGTTTGTCAGCGAGCTGGGCACTGGTGCCCCGTGGATCAACGTGGGGCTCGTGGCAGGCGCCCCAGGGCCGCCTGGACCCGCTGGGCCGCCCGGCCCCCAAGGGCCTGAAGGCCCGCCCGGTGGCATCGTGCCCGGCGACTGGACGACCTTCACCCCGCCGGGCGGCTACACGGGGCGGCTGCGCGTCAAGATCCTCTCACCCGGCTGGGTCTACATCGATGTCGCGCTCACCATGGCCGCGCTCGCGTCCGACCTCGATTCCGTGCAGCTGATCGCCTCCATACCGGAGGGCTTCCGGCCCCCGGCCCCCGGCATGACCCTGCCGCTGACGCGCTCGAACAACTTCTACGTGGGCCGCCAGCGCACGAACAACCCGCCCGACCCGCCCGCGGCCGAGCCCCGCGACCGGGGCGCGGACCCGTGTCTCTACATCGGCCCCGGTGGTGCCGTCACCGCGTACTGGATCGCCCGGTCCTCGACGGGAATCGACTGCCACGCGGTCTACCCGCTCGTCTCGGCGGCCGACGTGGACTACGACGAGATCGCCCAGCCGATGCCCGCCAAGAGGAGGAGACCATGACCGAGCCCGCCGACCCCGCCGACCTGCTCAACGAACCGGAGGGCGGCCCAGCCACCGCCGAGCCCGAGGAGACACACCCCGCCGAGGAGGTCCCCGAATGGCGCTAACCCGGCTGTGGCGTCCGTCCCCGCACCACTCCGCGCGCTCGGCCAAGGTGCGGCTGATCGTGCTGCACACCACCGAGGGCGCGCAGACAATCGAAGACCTCGCCGCCTGGTTCGCCAACCCAGCGGCCAAGGTGTCCTCCCACG